CTGCCGTTATTTATTTCAGTGGAAGTCATTCCCATTGTGGCAGCGACACCACTCATAGCAGCTTCAAAATTGCTTCCGAACTTTACAGATGCGATTGCTCCCGCTGAAAGTCCTGCTGACACTGATCCAACTGCCTTTGCTGTCAAGCCTAAAGCCTTAGATGCCACACTTCCGACATTCGACAAACCGTTTTTTATTCCGTCTGTATTTAATTTTGTATCAAACGTCAGCTTACCATCAGCCAAATTACCAGCTCCTTCCTGTGGCACTGGCTCTTTGGCTCCGACGCTCAATTATTTATCAACTGAAATATGTTTCAAACTCTTCCTCAGCCTTTTTCTCTTCTTCTGTTTCTTCGTATGGCGGCATCCACGCCTCTTTTAAATTTCGATAAATCGTAGATTCGTCCTTGTTTCTTTCCCCGGTATATGATCTGTACCCCATGATCGCAGACAGTCTTGTGCAATCAGGCAATCCATTCATCAATGCAAGAAACTTGTGCCAGTGCAGATCCGTTTCTAATAAATCTATCCCATACGCCTGCATAAAAGCCGAATAGATATAATCTCCATCGTACTGGTAAAACAGGACATCATCCCCGGAAGAACTATCAGAATGCGGCACCACATTCTGAGGAAATGCAAATTGCAATATTCCGATATATTCATTTATATCTGTAAATACCGGTATGCTGTTTTTAAAAAGATACCTTATATCCAATGGTGTTTTGTCATCACTCAAGGACCATTCCCTGTACTCCATTGCAAATCTCATCCAGATACGAAAATCTGTATTAACAGAAAAATCCCTACCACCTACCGAGATGGCATTTGGTAGAGATTTCTGTGTCAGGTCAAGCATTAATGCATTCCCCTTGCGAATGTTGCCACAGATGATCTTGGCGCATCCATCATATTCTGCAATGCAGATGCATTGTTGATCACACCCATGACTAAGCGTTTATCTTCCTCGTTCATCCCATTAAACGGATTAACCTTTGCGGATTCATTGATAGGTTTATCGTAAGCTGCACAGATCCGGATGAAAGCTACCGTAATCATGTTCAGATCGATTTCTTCCATATCATCTGATTCAAACACCTCGAGAGCCGCTTCATCTCCGATTAATTTTTTCACGAGCAGATACATGTCCAGTGATTTTTTGTCGGACTCTTTTTTACTCTCATTCCCCGCTGTCACTCTTTCGATTTCTTTTCTTACAGACTTTTTAAATGTCGGCAGCGAATACTCTTTGCCATTAAGTTCTACTGTGTACTCCATATTTTTCCTCCTTATTCTGAATCAGCCGTAAATGTCGGCTCACCGGCATCCATCGTAACTTTGCCGTTTGTAATCGTTCCGCCAAACAATACTTTAAAGTTCAGTTTCTTGTCCACTGCATTTAAGTCCTGTACGGAAATAACAGATTCGGTCTCCCATGCCTTATAACCGCCGCCTGCTGCCGGTTCGTGCATAAATACTACCAGGCACTTTACATGCGCATCTGATCCGGTCCTTCGCTCATAAAAATACGGGAAAATCATCTCGTAATCGTCGGATCCTTTGTACATAGTCAGATCCTGATCGATGGATGGCTTATAGGAATCAACTTCCGTCGTCGGATTCTCGTCTGCAATGTAATCATACTCTGTTTCTGTCGGATTCATGGAAAGTGTCAGCGTCTGAGATTTCTTTACACGCCGGTACTTTGTTCCATTATGCAGAAATAACCCGATTTTATGTTTTTTTACCATGGACAACGTCTGCACTGTTGGTGTTACTTCGTTATCTAATTCTGACATGTGCTCTACCTCTCTTTCAAATACTGAATTGCCAATGTTAATTGATATATAGCGTTGTCATCCTCCTGTGATGTAATAGAAGCGGCATCATTTACTTCCACATTCTCACAGATGAGGCTGCCAGCTTTTGACAGATCCGGATAATCCTCATGAAAGGCTTTTTCTGTAATCCATTCCGTAAGATCTTCCATCATCTGTTGATTTTCTACGCGCTTTTCATCTAACTGCGTAGAACTTCTTACAAAAAAATTATAATATTCTGTGATATCCTTACTGCCATCGAGGAATGTTCTTTCCTCTTTGGATGGACTCTTGAAAAGCGCCAGGCAGCCTTCCGGCGCATCAATAAAATCTGTCAGAAGGTCACTAATATCAAGATTTTCATAATCTCTCAGCCATTCTTTTAAACATTCACTTACCGTCATTTGATACCCGCCGCCCTTTCTGCTGCCTTTAAAATCTTCTCTTTTCCGCCCTCATTTTTCATATGTTCAAACCAATAATCCGTCCTTTTCCCTTCATGGCTCATCGGTATGTAATACTGTTTTCTGGCATACGGAAGATCATATATAATGTTTCCACTCCCAATTTCGGTTTTTATAATTCCATTGTCCCGAAGTGCTCCGGTATCAAGTGGGACGTATGGATCCATTAATCGTAAACACTCGCTGTCAATAATCTGTTGCACTTTCCCTCCGGCAGCAAGACCATGCTTTTCGATCACATTTCTCCCATCAATTTCTACTGAATTTAACGTAAATTGAAAAGAACCCATTATTTACATACCACCTTCCGTATTGTCCGCCAGAGATGCGATCGTACCGGATTTCTGAAACTCCTTCCGCAAGTCCGTAATGCTATAATCCTTTGTAATTTCCTTATCGCATTCTCCGGCTACAATCATGTCATGGTTATTCCGTGGATTAAATGTAAAATACTTTTCTGTTTCATCGTCCGAGAGTTTTTCGTAACTTAGCGCATCAATGTACCGTTTTCTCCCAGTATCTGCCTCCATCGGAACAACTGCAGTTAAAAGCTGTGTAAATACAATAGATCCAGAACCCGATACCGTTTTATCTGCGGAATACTTATATTCACATCCTCGAATCACTGTCCGGTTCCAAATTTCTGTCTTATCTGCGTTTTTATGTGCATTGTATACTGTAATGGTCTTATCATTCATCAAAATGCACCCGCCAATCTGGTCCCGATGCCCTTGTAGATTAACTCTTCCATCGCCTCCTGTGCCTGTGCTGTACTCTGCAGAGCATAGGATTCTGAATAACCATTGTTATTCACGGACGTTACGCTATGCCCGGCAAGTGTTGTCTGATTCGACCACAGGAAATTGCACAACTGGAATATAGTATCTTTCTGTCGTTCTTCCGAAATATTCATGTACGGCTTAACGACTTTTTCATACTCGGTTTCTGCCTGTGCCTCGACTGCTTCAAACTGCTTCTCCGGCACAACGTTTGGAAAATGGGAGCTGTAATACTCCCAATCAATGATTTTTGACATTTACAGCTCCCTCCTTCTTATGATGTCTT